TTGATTGTAATACGAATTATGAATTCTTGATATAAAAAGTCTGAATGATAATGGTGGTTTATTATATTTTGTCATAGTTCAAATAATCAACGAAAACCCGCCACATTGCAGCATATCCTTGAGGATAGAGGCTTGGCGGGTGTCTTGATTACATTATCCATAATAAATGGTGAAAGTCAAGAATGTGCTGTGCGGTGTCCAGGACATAGTATACACATAAGCTTTGACGGTTGTACAAATATTCTGTGACTAATAGCCCTGAACAATATAGAAAAAATGGTAGGTTGTAAAATGCAACCCACCCTACAACTCGGCTGCAGGCGACCTTCATTCGATGATGTCATCGAGACGCCTGACCAAGCGTCTCACCATGTGTGGGTATGGGGAATATGTTTTCTGTATTTTCGAAAATGTTTGGTGTAATAAATACCATAATCCCCACAGTAAGAAAAATAAAACGAGAATGATATGAGTTTGGTGGGTTGAAGTACCCAACCCACCCTACGGCTGAAATATTGCCGCTTCCGGCAAAAAATGAGGGAAAATTCGCCGCTTTTGACGTATTGAAATACGTCCTTCCCTCTGCTATACTCATCAAAGATTAGAACAAGCGTTCTAACTCGCGGACTGTCCCGGGTGACGAAAGCCCTGACCTCACACAAAATTGCCCGCTTTGCGATGCGCCCGGGCAGTCCCGCGTTCAAACTTCAGTGATTGGAGACCCTAATTTCTATGATGGCAAAACGATGCTCCCAGGCAGGCGAAGTGGGTTTTTACCTGGAGCTTTTCACGAAGGCGGAGCTGGCTGACCTGGACCGCGCTTTGAACGATTCAATGCGCGGCGAGATCGGGATGCTGCGGGTGGTCATGCGGCGCTTCTTTGAGCGCACCGCCGAGGAAGCGGATGACATGAAAACCCTGGCGGATGCCCTGCGAGTGCTGAGTCTGAGCTGCAACCGGCTGGCACGGATGATCCAGGCAGAGCGGGGGCTGCAGGATCAACGTGTTGATGAGCTGGGGGAGGCACTTTCCCGCAGCCTGGGGGCGGTACTGAAGGAGTTGAGCAGCACCGGCCTGAATGCCAGCGGTCATGGGGCGCAGTGTGGCGGATGAGATGACGGCCTTATTGACCGAACAATTACGCCATGCTAACAACCTGCTGCAGGCAAAGCTCAAAACGCTGGAAGCACGCCTGGCACACCAGCAGGCGATGAACGGGCAGCGGCTGGTCATTCTGGAAGAGCAGATCCGCGACCACGAAAAGCGCATCCGCATCACCACGGAAGGCGTGACACAGTTCAAGCTGTTTTCCGGCCTGGCTTCTGGCGGTTCGGGGCTGATGTCATTGGTGGCGATCTTCAAAACATTTTTAGGTGGATAGGGGGTAAGTGCGATGACGAAACTTGTGCAGCTGTTGAAGAAATTACTGAGGGATGTGGTCCTGTTTGTGCGTGTCACCAACGGGCTGAAGCTGCGGCGCTACCAGGAAGCGGTGGCGCGGGCGGTGGTTCATTCCGTCCTGCACCATCGGGGGATGCATTTTGTGGTGATCTTCCCGCGCCAATCGGGCAAGAACGAACTGCAGGCGCAGCTCCAGGCTTATTTGCTGACACTGATGTCCGGTGAGCGGGGTGAGATGGTGCAGGTCTCACCAACCTGGCGCCCCCAAACTGAGAATGCCATGCACCGGCTGGAAACGGTGCTGAGCGGGAATAGGATCGTGAAGGATCGCTGGGAAAAACATTTTGGGCACGTCTACCAGGTGGGGAGTGCACGCCTGGTGTTCCTCTCCGGATCGCCCACATCCAACATCGTGGGGGCGACTGCGAGCCTGCTGCTCTCCATTGACGAAGCCCAGGATATCCAGATCGATAAATATGACAAAGATATTGCCCCCATGGCAGCCAGCACAAATGCCACATGCATCTTTTGGGGAACAGCCTGGACATCCAATACCCTCCTTGCCCGGGAGGAAAAAGCTGCCAAACAGCTTCAAGAACAGGACGGTATCCGACGGGTTTGGCGTCTCACCTGCGACCAGATAGCGGCGGAAGTCCCTCCATACGGTCAATTCGTTGCTGAACAGGTGTCCAAGCTGGGTCGTCATCATCCCATGGTACGCACCCAGTATTACTCAGAGGACATCGACGCCCAGGGGGGATTGTTCCCACCTGAACGCCTGGCACTGCTGTACGGCATCCATCCCCCGCAGATCAAACCAGAACCGGGTCAGGTTTATGTTATGTCATTGGATGTTGCGGGGGAGGATGAAAGCCCCCTTTTCGGGGGAAGGAGTGCCCTTGATCTGGACCGTCTCTCCACCACTAAAGCAGGGCTTTCCCCTGCACGTGACGCCACAGCTCTCACCATAGCCCGGGTCAACTTCGCAGCCCTCAACGATCCCGGGATCCTTTTGCCATCCTATGAGATTGTATACCGCCAACAGTGGGTGGGGATCAAACACACCGATATCTATGGTCAAATCCTGTCCCTTACAGCGACCTGGGACATCAAATACCTTGTGTGCGACGCGACTGGTGTGGGTGCCGGCCTGACTGCTTTCCTTACGCGATCGCTGGGTTCAAGGGTGATCCCCTTTCTATTCAACAGCCGCACCAAATCCGATCTTGGCTGGTCCTTCCTCTCTCTCGTAGACTCCGGTCGCCTTAAGACGTATTCGGTTCCCGATGTGCAAAGCAATGCTGCTGCCTCCCCGCACCAGGGGGATGCGAACAAAGCAGCAGAACGCCCGAAGTGTGCGCGGAGTGGTAAGCAGCTTCCTGATTTTGCACAATCTGATCTTTCGCTGCTGCACAAATCCTTCTTCCGCCAGCTCGAATACTGTCAGTATGAAATCGTGCCCGGACCCGATAAAAAAATCAAATGGTCCGTTCCCGACAGCAGTCGTGATCCTGCTACGGGTGTGTTGATCCATGATGACCTGCTTATCTCCGCAGCCCTTTTGTCCATCTTAGATCAGAAGGCCTGGGTTGTAACGGGCTCCGCTGCTGTTGTCAATGCCCCCGACCCCCTGGACGACATGAAAGGATGGTAGTAGCTAGTAGCTGATAGCTAAAAGGTGAAAGCTCGAAGCCAATATTCTTCTATTTAGCATAGATCCATGCAATTTAAACCTGCTTTCTATAACCTGATACCTGATTGACTGATAACTCGTTCACTATCCACTATTCACCACTCACTATTCACTAAGGAACAACGTGCCCAACGAACACCTCGCTTTTGGAATTGATCTTTCCAAATACAATACCTCGCCAGATGGCAAACACAAACCAGATTTTGACATCATCGCCGACCATCAACCCGAAGTGGTATTTATCGCCATGCGTGCCGGGATAAGCTGGGGGTATCAGGACCCCTGGTTTTCTTATTATTTTTCGGAAGTGACCCGCATCAATAGGATCCGTATGGCATATCACGTTCTCTACCCGGGTGAATCGCCCATTGCTCAAATGGATAACTTCTTCCGCATCCTGGGTGATATTGATTTCAATACGGTCCCCCTTGTTCTTGACCTGGAACTGCACCACAACCAGACCGTCAGCCGCATCACACAATGCACAGTGGATGCGCTGAATATCATCAAAGACCGCACGGGGAGGATCCCCTTTATCTATTCCCGGGCAAATTGGATCAATCAATACTTGATTGTTTCTGCACTACCTCCCGTTAACTGGTGGCTGGCACAGTATCGATATGCCTGGCCCTATCCCCTCTATACGCCCGAATATGAAAGTCCTCCAGCACTTCCCAATGGTGTGGGAACCTGGACCGTGCATCAGACAGCCATGCGCGGCAAGTCCATCGGTGCCAGGGCGATGCACTACATGGATTACAACCGCTGGAACGGCACCAAAGCGGATGTGTATGCCTTTGTTGGGGAGGATGCACCCACACCCATCATTTGCCCAGTGGATGGAGAACCTTGCAATCGTCTTTTCGTATAGATTGTGTTGTTACATGCCCTCGTTAGAGGGTTGCAACAAAAAAAATATTATGAGCTATCAGCTACGAGCTACATGCTACAAGCTAACGGCTAATCAAGGAGCCACCCCTTGCCCAATCCCATAAAAAACATGCTCTCCCGTGTATTTTCTCCCATCATCGATCAAGCGGTCAGGGAACAGCTTGCGGTTGCCGAAACGGAAAACGCTTTCCTCATCGGCACACGCCGCTACGATGAAAGCGAACGCGACCGCCTGGAATATGACCGTGCAGATATCCTTGAGCAGTGCCTTGAAGCCTGGCGTGAAAGCCCCCTGGCTCGCAGGATCGTTGAACTCACCAGCCAGTACGCCATTGGCGGCGGCTTTGACATCAAATGCCAGCATTCAACCACCCGTGCATTCATTGATCAGTTCTGGACCCACCGCCTGAACCGTATGGAATCACGCATTGTTGAACTTTGTGACGAACTCACCCGCACCGGCAATTTGTTTTTGCTGATCAGCACAGACCCATCCGGAATGTCCTTCGTCCGCACCATCCCCGCCGCGAATATTGACCAGATCATTCCGGCTGAAAATGATATTGAGCAGCCTGCTCTTTTTATCACCAAGGCAAACGATGCACTGGAATCTATTTCTTATCATGCCTATAACCACGCCATGGATACCCCGGATGAAAAGGGGTCATTCGAACCCGTTGTCCTGCACTACGCCATCAACCGACCGGCTGGTGCCCAATGGGGAGAATCAGATCTCGCCCCGCTGCTGCCCTGGCTCCGCAGGTATGCTGCCTGGCTCGAGGATCGGGTCCGCCTAAATCGCTTTCGCAATGCTTTTGTATATGTCGTCACAGGGCACTTCACCAGTGAGGTGGCCCGTAAAGCACGCCAAATAGAACTGGCAGCCAATCCACCCAATCCCGGATCCATTCTTGTTTGTGATGAGAGTGAGACCTGGTCCGTGATCTCACCCAAGCTTGAAGCGCTTGATGCCATGCAGGACGGGCTGGCGCTTAAAAAACTGATTGCTTCTGGTGTAGGCTTGCCCCTGCATTTTCTTGCAGAACCTGAAGGCTCCAACCGCACGACCGCAGAAAGCGCTGGGGGTCCAACCTTCCGCCGATTTGAACAGCGTCAAAAATTCTTCATTTGGATCTTATCTGATTTGCTCAATGTTGTCGTTTCCCGGCGTTCAATGGTAGATCACACCGTCAAACCTGATCCTGAGATAAAAATTTCCGGTGCTGATATTTCATCAAGAGATAATGTTGCCCATTCAATTGCATCAGTGAACATCCTCAATGCTTTGGAAAGGTTGAAAGATATGGGATTGATCAGCGACCGNGAGCTTCTCAGAGCTGTTTATCGTTTTGCCGGGGAACCAGCAGACATTGACGAGTTATTGGCTGGTGGGTCAGGTGTTGATAGGCGCGGGACTTCCAAACCTATCCAACCAGCCACAAAGGAACCCGTCAACCCCTCCACCGGCTCGCCTAAAAAGTTGGTGCTTCCATAACTTTCCACTTCAACTTTGAGCTATTAGCTTGCAGCTGGCAGCCAGCAGCACGCAGTTGATAGCTAATCCCGTTCTGCTTCGCTCAAGTCCCCTTTTCGGGGATTAGGGACTTTGAAGCTCAAAGCTAAAAGAAAAGGAATGATGAATGATTGATTCGCAACTCGCAACCATCACCCAACACCAGGCTCGTTTCTCGGCTGAAGGACACCCCTTATATCCCGGAAAATTCGAGATCCTTTGTATCACTGCCGGCAGCGGCAATGGTTGGGAATTTCCAGAAGAAGTTCTCAATGCCTCCCTTCCCCTGTGGGAAGGCGTGCACTGCTTCATCGATCACGCCTGGACCTCCCGGTCCGTGCGAGACCTGGCAGGTCAAGTCGTCCATCCCCAGTGGGACCCGGAAATCCAGGGTATCCGCGCGACACTGCAGGCATTTGGGCCTGCAGGTGACCTTCTCACCAGCTTTGGCATAGAAGTCCTCGAAGAAGAAAATCCGCCCCGGGTGGGTTTCTCCGCTGATATTCTCTTCACTGCTGATGGGAAAAAAGTCAAAGAGATCCTGCGTGTGATTTCTCTGGATCTCGTCTATGATCCAGCCCGGGGGGGTGCTTTTCTCCGGGCTTTAAACAGTCTAAATTTTCCTGCTGCTGCACACAACAACGAAGAAAAAGCTGTCAACCATTCACCAATCAACAACTCGCAATTCACTAATCAACCATTCACCACTCAAGAAAGGACTATTCACATGCCAGATAACATCAAAGAAGTATCAAAAGAACCTGAATCCCTGCAGCAAGATCCAAATCCCGTCCTCGACAAGCTGCAAGAAGACCAGGAAGCGATGCGCCAGCTCCTGGGAGAGCACGAACGCCAGTCAAAGCTGGACCAGGCCCTGGAAGACGCCCGTCAGACCCGGCTTCAAATGTGCGGATACCTGCTTGAGTCCGGTCTTTCTGCATCCAAACTGCCCAAACCTCTCCAGGATCGCATCCGCCTGCAGTTCAAGGATAAGATTTTTGAAGCTTCAGACCTTCAATTAGTGATCAAAGATTCCCGCGACATGCTCTCTGAGCTCTCTGCAGCACAGGAAGTCAGGGGACCAGGCCGCATCTCATCCGTGTTTGATGAGCGTGATAAGCTTCAAGCAGCCGTAGATGATCTATTTGAAGCACCTCGAGAAGATAGTTTACAAGGTGTGCATGTTCCCCGCCTTTCGGGTGTTCGTGAGCTCTACCTCATGCTTACCGGCGATCATGATCTCCACGGCGGCTATTATCCCAACCGCGTTCATTTGGCCACTACAGCTGACTTCACCGGTCTTGTGAAGAATGCGCTCAATAAGATTGTCAGCAATACCTGGAAGCTGCTGGGTCGTGCCGGTTATGACTGGTGGCAGAATATCTCTGTTATGGAACATTTCAGCAGCCTTCAGGACATCACAGGAACGCTGATCGGCACCGTTGGTGACCTGCCAGTTGTGGCGGAAGGTGCTGAATACACCGAACTCTCCATTGGTGACAGCCCCGAAACAGCCAGCTTCACCAAGTATGGTGGATATATTCCCCTCACGCTTGAGTTAATCGATCGTGACCAAACCCGAAAACTCAAGGCTTATGCTCGAGAGTTGGGCTCTGCAGGCCTGCGTAAGATCTCCAGCCTGGTGGCTGAAATCTTTTCATCCAATGCAGGCGTTGGTCCCACCATGGCTGATACGGGCGCACTCTTTAACAATACAGCGGTCACCACAGCAGGCGGCCATGCCAATCTGCTCACCACAGCTTTGTCGATCAATGCATGGGAAGCTGCCTGCACAGCAGTCTACAACCAGCCCATGCTGATCAAAAATGCGGCCGGCTTCTACGGTACCGGGCCCAAAATGGCGGTCAACCCCAAATTCTGCCTGGTGCCGCGTGCCCTCCAGAACACCGCCTGGCAGATGCTCAAGGGCGATTTTGTGCGGGAGCAGGATCATGTTTACGACAATATTCTCAAAGGGTCTGCGGTTCCCATCACTGTTCCGGAGTGGACGGACGCCACAGATTGGGCGGCATTGTGTGACCCTGTCATTTCACCAGCCATCTTTGTTGGAGAGCGGTTTGGGATCATGCCGGAGATCTATGTTGCAGGCGATGAACTCAGCCCAGCTGTTTTCATGAACGATGAACACCGCCTCAAAGTCCGCCATTTCCTCGCTGTCTGGGTTAATGATTTCCGCCCCCTGCATAAGTAATGTAGCGTAAGCATTATCATGCGGGACTATTCTCGAACGTTACTCCCGAAGCAAGGCGGAGAGGAGCAACGATTTTCGCCCGTTCCATAAGAGTAATGTGGCTTAGTTTGAAGCGATCTCAAATCGCCTCACTTATAAAGGCGGAAAATGATGGTGTAGGGGTAACCCTCTGTGGTTACCCAATAAGTGTCATTAAGGATTAATGATACTTTCGGGCAGACACTGAGGTCTGCCCCTACACTAGCGGTCACCTGCTACAGGCTGCAAGCAAAATTCTGCTACCTGACAAACTGAGTGCTATGAAGGCGCTTCAGGCTAAGCGGAGTAGGACAAACTACCAACTACCAACTATAAGCTATCAGCTTTTAGCTATCAACTATCCTGAAAGGATAAAAAAATGGGTTACGTACATCTCACAGATATTTGTCAATTCATCTCTCCTTTTGCCATAGGCAAATCTTCCGGCACATGGACGCCAACTGTCTCCAGCGATGCTGTTTCTGATCTTCGCACACCTGCTGATGCAGCTTTTGACCTTCTCATTCCCCTTGTTCAGCCTGGTTCGGACATTGCGCTGCAGGGTGCCAGGATAAAAAGCATTGATGTCTGGTATGTCATTTCTGTTGCTGCTGCGGATGACTTNGCCACTGTTGAAATTGACAAAATGACACTTGCTGCAAATACNGTTGCNTGTACAGGCNCCAATCCCGCCGTCACCATCGACGCAGATCATGACACTGCTGCTGAAAGAAAAGCGGCTGCTGCGCATAAAATGACGGTTACCCTCGATACGCCCTGCTTCATCGAGGATGACACAGCATATTTTCTGCATCTCAACGTGGATGCAGCAGCCACAACAGTGTTCGCCCTTGTTGGTGCCCAGGTCAACTACGATTTGCGGCTGTAAGAATCTGTAATATCAAGACTGGGCATGGTTCTCATGAACCATGCATTCACCCACAAAAGAAGTGCGTGCAGGCGCCTGATGTACCTTGATGGTACTTCAGGCTAAGCGAAGCAATCTTGCCTTTCAGCTTTTAGCTATCAACTATCACCTACCTTGGAGTTCCCATGACCAAATTCACACAACTTCTCACATCCCGTAAATTCTGGGCTGCCCTTGTCGGCCTCGCCCTTGTGATCGTCAAAGCCTGGCAGCCCGACTTTCCTGTTGATGAGGAACAGCTTACATCTGTCATCTATGTCCTGATTGCCTATATCCTCGGCACCGGCATCGAAGATGG